TCTCTCATCACAAGATCATACTTGTACGCTTTAGGCAGTTTAGAATTTGATTCTGCCATTTGTTTTGCCACTTTAGCGATTGTACTCATTTTTTACTCCTATACTTGTTGAACACCGATATTACACTTTTTCAAAAATTCAATACCATCCATAGTTCTGTAGTTATGTCGATAGTAGACCTCCTTGATTCCTGCTTGATATATTATTTTAGCACATTCTAGACATGGTGCATGGGTCACAAACAAACTTGCCGAGTCACTGCTGTTTGTTGACCGAGAAATTTTGGCGATTGCATTTGTTTCTGCATGAGTCACTTCTTTTTTGGAATGTAATTTACTCCAACCATGAGCAGATTCGGTATAACCATTATGCATCATGAATTTATCACTTTGTCGGCATTCTTCTTTGAGAATGTATTCAACATCCTCACAGTTATTATCCCAACCGGATGGCATACCGTTGTATCCGATACCAATGATGGTGTTGTCTTTGACGATTACACAACCAACTTGTAATCTTTTTGCGGTAGAAAGTTCAGCATAGACTTCTGCTGCCTTCATGTGGGCTTGTATAAATTTTTCTTTCATAGATGTAAGCACTCACTTCACTTGTAAGGCACGACGAAAAAATGTATCCGATTACTCTAATATCACCAATGTTTTTCTAGCCACCGATGCTTGGTTAGCATGTAAGAAGAATGGCAAGAATCTTTCACCTAAGAATCCTGGATAACGCCACGGTAATGGCTCTGTTGTTGTCGCTTGTGTTGGATAAACTTGATTTGTGTTCTGCCACACATACTCAAGCAGTTCAAATAACTCTGATGCATATTTTCTGAATAGTTGTTTACGCATCACATAACATGTTTCAAAACTTGCTTCATTCTGGTCCCACCAGTTCAGTGAGTCTCTGTAATCTGGCATCAACTTTTCAATGCCTTCTAGAAACAGGTTCAGATACTCTGCTGGTTGTGATTGAAGATATTGATTACGAACAGAATATGGCATTGGCGTCAGTCTGTTTGTAATCGCATCATGCTCTTTGAGCAAGTCAAGTGCTGCTGCTTTTTGCTCATCCGATGTCATGTAGTTAGCATTTTCTTGTGTCGCTGGCAGACTTGCTTTGATTACATTTTCTTCCATGTCGCCTTTGAAGTCAAGATAGCGACGATATGTGGTGCAGCCCATGTAGTCTCCACGACCATGCTTCCACAAATAGTATTCGGATGCTTGTTGACCTAATGCACGAAGAAATTCATCTTCAGTACACATCGCATAGAGGTGTCGATATTCATAAACACTCTTGTGCATCGATGTATTAATCCACTCACCAGGTCCTGGTGTATGCCAACCATATGGTGCATGTGAACCAGCGTATGCTGCTTTCAGCCAAGAGCATTCATGATTGAATGGAAAATCTTTGTGAAAATGACTTATGATAAGAAGATCAGTCATTGCTCTGCTCTTCTTTTTTCTTTTTCTTGAATTCAATACGTGGAGTAATGATCGCTTTGATCATCTCACGTTTGTAGTCATATTTCTTTTCACCACTAAGACCTGAAAGTAAAACTTTCAGTTCTTTGTTCATTTTAAAATTTGAATTAGATTTCATTACCAAGCCCAAGAAACATATGAATAACGTGTGCCTTTTGTTACAAGATCAACTCTGTGTGGATAAAGAAAGTTAGATGGAAAAATCATGATTTCACCTTGTTTGAGTGGAACAATAGTATCTTCCCAAAAGACAAGTTCACCGCCTTTGTAGTTGTTATTTAAACTACCTAAAATTGAAAGTGTTGGAATACCTTTACGATCACCATCAAACATTGAGTGAATGTGATCACAGTGCAATTTCATCTGTGTATCTGGACGATAACGATTGAATCGAACTTCAGAATAACCCTGCCACGAATTCCACCAGTTAAAGTTGAACTCTGTCACATATTGTTGTAGAGCATCCCAAATTCTCTTCATAAAAAATTCTTTGTGTTTCACGTTTGACCATGTAACAGACAATTCATTGTTATATGAATGATGAGAGTTGGTGCTTACGTCATAAAATTGATGAGTTTGAAACTGTCCTTCAACTTTTTCAAGTTCTTTCACAGTCTCTTTACAAATATCGGCTGGGATCCAATCTTTGTAAACTTTAAGATATGTTTTGAGGTCTTTGTCCATTATATATCCTTCAAGTGGGGCTTGCGCCCCACCCTTTACGCCGTTGACTTTTCTTCTTGTAGAAGTTGAGGCTCAAAGAATTTTAGTTCATTACCAATTTCAATGCGTTTTGGTTTTTGATGCTCTGGAATAATATTAATAAGACCCACACGCAGAATACCATCTTTGAGTTCCGAACTGTGTACTTCGATAGTATCAGCAACAGTAATTGTTTTTGTAAAATTACGTGCAGCAATACCTCTATGAAGATATGTCGCTTGTCCTATCTCATCTTCTTCTTTAACACCTTTAATTACCAAAGTATTTTTCTCTCTAGTAATTTCGATGTCATCTTTACTGAATCCTGCAACCGCAAGTTCAACAATATAACGATTCTCATCTACTCTGATAATATTGTGATATGGGAATGTATTCACATTTTGCTGTGCTGGCGTAGCAGCAAGCAATCTTTCAATATCATCAAAGAAACGATCAAAGCCTAAAGTTTGATGTAGTAATGGACTAATACGAGTAATAGTCATAGTTTTCTCCTTATTAAGCAAGTTAAATTACGTGACCCCGAAGGCATCACGACTTACTTGGCAATTTCGAACGCCGTTCGATTGACAAGATAAGTTCTTTGTGGATTACTTTGATTGAATACTTTGATGAATTCATTCGAACCCTCTTTCATCACATCATTGTAATCCCTAGTATACACTTCTTCTTTTGTATACTTGTTAATCAGTCTCACTGGATTTTTTTTCACTTTGTGCATAGCCAGTCACCATTATTCAGCCTTACCTTTTTTACCTATGTTATATTTAGCAATCAATTCCCAATCATCTTTCTCTTTAAAAGAGATGATCTTTATTTGATGAATTGGTGCCATATTGTTCTCTACTATATCATAGTTTAGAATTTTAATCAAGCCCCATTCCTCAAGTAAATTGGCAATAGCGTTGCGTCTTTGTACATCATTCTCGGTAATAGTAGATAACTTACCATCTAGTGCAAATAATTCTTTAAAGTGTACGATGTAATACTTGCCTTGTTTGTGTAGAATGTGGCAAGATTGATAAAGCACCTTTTCTTTCCTACTTGAAACACCAATTCTTGTGAGTGTTTCACGTACTTTTAAAAAGTCATCCTGTTCTGTCAGTGTGACTTCAACAAATTTAGATAAATCAACCATGTCATTTTCCTAATCCGCCCTTATGGGATTCTTCTTTTATTTTTTGGATTTGTTCTTTGCTGAGTAGGCGCAAGGCTTCTCTTGCTTTGGAATTGGACAGGCCATAAGCCAGTTTGATACATTCCAAATCATCGTTTTTTTCTGCCTTAGCCCACTTCGCAAAAGGTCTTTTCATAGACCTTATGGTATTTAGCAAAAAGTCATTTTGCATCTTTTTGTCTAAATGATGACGGCGATTCATCTCATTGGCATACATAACACAGTCATTGTGCTGAGACAAGGCACGATTGACCAGAAATGGCTGATATTCCCTCTCAGTCAGATCATCAACGATCAGTTGCTTCTTAGACTGAAGAATGGCGGTAGCATAGTCAAATGGGTTACTCATTTAAACTCCACATTGGCCATCAGTTCAGTCAGACAGGCAACAAGATTGATTTCTTGATCAGCAACAAATGCTTGTTTGTATTGATAGTCAGCAATGATAATCACTGCTTGTGGAATACTCTGAGGCTTTACAATGTCATACAAAGCATCATAGAGTTTACGAAAGAATGTCGTACTATCAATGTCAGTTGTCGCTGCCCATTTGCGGACGGACGTAAAGTCTTTTTCTTTCAGATGTTTGACAATCTGTGAAATAGAAATGTCACCAATCTGAGAGAGGATGCCTACATCAATCTTGCCGAGTTGAGAGTAGCGTTGTAGTTCATTGATAGCACGACGAAAATCTGGAAAGTGTTTTTTGATGAGTTCAGCAATTACCTTCTCATCATACTCAACTTTCTCTGTGTCTAGTATGTGTGTGATGCGTTTGAAAAATGCAGAAGCCATCTTTGCTTTTTCACCATTGACCAAACGAAAATCAACCACAGCACAGCGGCTGTGAAGTGGTTCAATGATTCTGCTTTTGAAGTTACATGTAAAAATGAATGAACAGTTTACAGCAAACTCTTCAATGGCATTTCTTAGAATTGCTTGTGCATTTGGTGTGAGATAATCTGCTTCATCAAGAATAACGACCTTACGGCCGCCAGTAAATGACATTGATGAAGCATAGTTCTTTATCTTTACACGAATTGTATCAACACCATTCTCATCAGAACCATTGAGAATCATGTAGTCGCAACCGATCTCGTTGCACATTGCTTTGGCGATTGTTGTCTTGCC